TATGTGCTCGGTCATTTCAACCCGCCCTTGGTATGCAACACAACGTCAATGTAGCCCTGCTGCGCGTAAATCTTACGGCAGTGCAACTCGACCACCTGTACGTCGTCATTCCAAAACCCTTGCCGCGTCATGGCGTCCATGAGCTGCTTGGTTACGTTGTCGATGTCCGGTTTTTTCGACGGCGGCAAAAGTCCGGCGAGTTTTTCAGCACGCTTTTTTTTGCTGTCCGATTCTGGGACGGGTAGGGCGGCCACAAACTCCAGCACCAGAGGGCCGTCAATGGGCTGTGCAGGAGCATACAGTTTAAGCAGGTCTTCCAGCACCCTTTCGTTGATCTTCTGCGATTTGGCCTTGTAGGCCACGGAAATTGTCTTTCCGCGCTTGTTGGTCATTGACCTGTGGCGGGTACGTGCCTGCGCCGTGGGTATCGTATTGAGCCTGAATCTGAGCATCATGTTTTTGCTCCCTACCAGTTTGAGCTTTTGCCGTATTCTTCCCGCTCACCAGCGGGCAGGTGGCGCACGCGTTTAAAATCCTGCTTCATGTTCACGCCAACGTGCATGGTCTTGCGCGGCGTGCTGGTATCCAGGGAAACTGGGTGCAGGCAACCAAAGCCGTTGTCCCTGTCAAAACCAACGGGCCCGCCGCGGTAATCAACGGGCATGATTACGGCACCCTTGGCCTCAAGCTCAGCGAGTGGCATTGGCATGCGGGTTTCGTTTTGCTGGCAGACAGGGCAGGGCGTCATGAAGTGCATCCACTGGCCGCCATCTTCCGGCCTTGCCCAGCAATCGCGGGCGCCAGTATTTCGGCAGTGCGGGCAATCCTGCCGGACGATCTTAGACGGGTTTGCCGTCTTCCAGTTCGACCAGTAGTTTTTCCACGCTACGGTCATATTGCGCGGCATAGATTCCAGGTCGCAAATTTGCTCGACGATGAAGTTAACCGCCTCGTCGGGGATATGATCTAGGCGCGTGTACCAGACGAGCTGCATGTCTTTGCTGGGCTTTCTGGACATGCCGAAAATGGTGTAAATCCTGTCGATTCCAGCTTCAAACGTGTCCAGCCTCATGCCCGTACTCCTCGCGCTGTGCCGTTAATCAGTGCCTGCTGTGCTTCAACCCTCGCCCTGGCAGCTTCCCACGTGTCGTCGGTGGCTGTGGGCGCGGCTCTGGCCTTTGGCGGAGTTTCCCACGTCCTTTCACGCAGGTAGCGGGCAAGGCTGATTGCAAACCCTTGGTTCCAAAACTGACCGTCAATGCGGGCTTGCAGGTCGGCGTAGATCCGTGAGTCTCCGGGATAGGCGCGGGCAGCCCTGAGCTGCTTGTACTCACCAAACCCCGCAAGCGGGCCTTCAGGGCGGAAGTGCTCGTTCCAAAACTGGCGCAGTTCCAGGAAATCAATGCTCGGTTCATCGGCGCAGCCAATATCCGCCCCTGCGTTGCCTTCCACTCGCGCGGGTTCTTCGTTCTCAAGACTCTCTACAGGAGAGATATGTGTATCAGCAGTCAATGAAGAGGGAGTCAATGAAGAGGGAGTCAATGAAGAGGGGCGAAGCGCTTTCTCCCTTGGTGACAAGTCCTTCTCTCCTTGGTCACAAGATGTTGAAGCCTTGGTCATTCCCTCTTCTGGACAAGGAGGCAAAACACTGGGCTTTTCGTTTGAGTGTGGACGTTGATGCTTGAGGAATGCTGGAATCCACAAGTATTCCTTGGCGTCAACGGAATAGCGCCTTATGAGGCCATTGACTTCAAGCTCATCGAGCAATGCTGTGACATCCACAACGTCGAATGGTAGAAGTTCTGCTTTGATGCGCTTCGGCCTGTATTCAAGGCGTCCAAGGCGATCAGCAAGCATCCACAAGCCTGGGTACAGCAAGCGTGCAGCGAATGAGCACTCTGCAAGCTGCTCATTTGTGTAGAATCCTGGCTTTATGTCACGCGCACGCATAACTGTTCCCCTGACAATTATTGACTTTTGTGCAGTAGTTTTGCATAATCACTCCATCACATTAATGCGGTTCATTTCCTGTTAGCCCCTGTTTCTGCCAGGGGCTTTTCTTATGTCTTGCGCCCATTCCAAAACTGTACGAACACCAGCATCCACAGCAGCAGCTTTGCGTCTTTCTTCTTCATGCCGCGCTCTCCTTTTGCACCTTGGCTGCCCACCACTCCGAAAACGTTGGCTTGCCCTCAAACCTTGCGCACACCGCTGGCGGTATGGATGGGTTGTGCTCACGGCAGAATGTGACCTTGAAAGCCTTCGGCTCGACCAAAAGCTTCACCTTGCCGTCGTCGCTGGTGGCCTTGAACCAGCCGTCCTCTGCCTGCTCGGTGACGTAGTAGATCCGCTGCGAGTCGCAGTATCGGACTGCGCGAAATCCATCGGGTGTTTTACTGGCCATTCTGAACCTCCATGAACGCTTTTATGAACGGGATTGCTTGTTCGACATTGAGTCCATTGCCGTAACCGCGCACTCGTCCCACTCTTGCGGTAGCCCCATCCACAAGCGGGCCAGCTCCGGATTGAGATACCCAGGATGCCCAACTTTGCGTTGCATGAATTCTTGCAAATTCACGCCACGTTTCGACATTGTCTCTCTCCGACGCAGATTTTCCATGCTCATGCGTCCGCGATGATCTCGTGCCGCCAATGTCGGTGGCGCACCAATAGATCCTTTCCCTGATATGTGGCGCACCGAAGCCAGCAGCGCAGGTAACAACACCCCCACAGGCGTAACCCGAACACTCCAGGTCAGATCGAACAAGGTCGAACCATCTAAGTCCACGCTTTTTCGCAACTTGTTCTCCAAAGCAGACTGTAGGGCGGCACTGGCTAATGAGGTGGAAAAACGCAGGCCACAGGTGCCGCTCGTCAGCAAACCCTTTTCCATCGCCTGCCGTGCTGAAAGGCTGGCAGGGGCAACTCCCTGTCCAAACTGGTCTGTCGTCTGACCATCCAGCTTGGCGCATGGCGTAGCTCCAAACGCCGATGCCGGCGAAAAAATGGCATTGGGCAAACCCGGCAAGGTCGCTTGGCACAACATCGGCAATGCTCCTCGTATCAACCTCACCCGGCGCAATATGGCCAGCCTTGATGAGTTCCCGCAGCCATGCGGCGGCAAACGGGTCGATTTCGTTGTAGTAGGCGGCCACTACTGCGCCACTCCATAAGTTTCGTCATACGTCGGCCCCCAGCATTCGCCGTTGTACCTCTCCAGATATCTTGCCTGGCACACAGGGCAACGCCGAGTGCTCGACACTCTGCCGCAGTCCACGCAGCGGTTAGCCAGCGGCGGATCTACCGGGCCAAGTTCGGGGTCTTCGCGCTCAACCTTGGGCGGGCGCGGCTTCTTAGGCAGCAGCTTTAAACCACTGATTTTTACCGCCACGCTGCTTTTCCCTCGCCCGAGCTGTTGCGCACACCAGTAGGCTGATTGCGCCGGGTAATTGGCCCGCAGAAAGGCGACTTCGTCCTCTGTCCATTTGCGCCCGCACATTACGCGTCACCATTGGGCAGGCTGCGCTCTATGCCGCAGGATGGCGGCAGGTATGCCGGGCCGGAGTACAGCGCCTCAACCCCACGGCCAACGACGACAGCACGACCAGCGACGGCCCGAGCTTCCCCGGCCATGAGGTCAAAGCCAAGGGCTTGAGCTGCGGCCATGCCCTCGGACAGCACAGCGTTGATCGGCTTCCCTGCGGGCAAGCTGCTGCGATGGCCTTCCAGCGCGTGCATCAGCAGGCGTACGGCGCGCAGGTGTTTTTGTTTCGTGCGGGTGTCCATGGCTATGCCTCCCCGTTGTCTGTAATTTTTCCACTGGCCAGCGGTTCAAGGGAAATGCGAATGGATGCCAAGGCCCTTTCCATGCTGGCGATCTTGGCTTGGCTCTGCTTTGCCTCATGCTGTGAAACCTGATTGTCGGCCACCTGTTCCCGCGTTTCTGCGCAGAACTGACCCACAAGGTCGGCAATGGACATAGCTGCGTCAGAAAGCCCCCTTGCCCCTGAGATTGGCTCCTGCGGGCAAAGTTCCTCGACCTGGGCAAGCTGCCAATCCAGAATGATGCGGTTGCCAAGGGCGCAGCACAGGGCGGGTATGTTGCAAGGGTTAGGGTAATAGGCTTCGTTCTCTTTGAAATACTTGGCGACATTGGCCGGGGATATGCCGGACTTCTCGGAAATTTCGGCATTGGTCAGGCCAGAGAGCATCTTGGCGTAAGCCAGAACCTGATTAAACGTGGCGTGCCTGAGATTTATCGATTGCATAGGTCAAAGCCTTCTAAAATTGGTCTATTGTGAGCCTTGCAAGGTTCTGTATTCTGACTACATGCCAGAACCAGCCCCCACCCTTTCCTTCCGTGCCTACATTTCACCCAAGCGCAATCGCCTGCTGGTCACTGTCCTGTCGCCTCTGCTGTCCTCGCCGCTGTACCGGAGCTATCCGGCAGACATGGGCGCAGACGCGGCAGTAGAGCGGGCCGTGGGCCACGCCGCAGCTATCGTTACGGCGCTGGCTGGGCCGACACGGGTGCGGGTGACGTGGCAGGCGGTGTTGTCAGCTCAATGATTTCAAATGAGCCGCCAGCGGCTTCAACCATGCTCTTCACCAGCGGAAACATGATGGGCTGACCATCCATTGCGCGGTAGACGGAAGAGCGGTGGACGCCAGCACGTTCAGCGAACTTTCCAACAGGCTCCCCAGACGACTTGAGGTATGATTGAATAAAAATGTCATATTTCATGGACTGATTGTCTCAATTTGGGAACAAATTGGCAAGTCAAAATCTCAAAAAAATATGTTGCAGTTTTGGAACAACCAAGGCAGATAATATGATTATGAGTACCTACGATGAAATTGCCAGTGGACTGAGGAAGTATGCCGAGCGGATTGGAGGAAAGGCCAATCTGATGCGGTTTCTTGACGCTAAAAAAGCGACAATTTACCGGGCGCTTGACGACGAAGATCCGTCATTGCCTGCGCCGGACGTCCTGTGCGAGTGGCTGGACAAAATCAATGCCCAGATTTCATTCCCGGGTGAAGAGCTTGACGATTACGTCATGATCCCAAAGGTCAAAGCTGTAGCTGGTGCAGGGGCAAGTCTTGAAACGAATGGCGATGTCGCAGGATTCTATGCATTCAGAAACGAATTTTTGAAGCGCGAACACATCAACGGTAAAAACTCCGTCATGATGGTGGTGCGCGGTGACAGCATGGAGCCTCTTATTAAGGAAGGCGACACCATCTTGATTGACCAGAATGACAAAACGCCACAGGACGGGCGCATTTTTCTTGTTGGCCTTGGCGAAGAGTTAATGGTTAAGGTTCTGCAAAAAATACCTAATGGCTGGAATATATGCTCGATCAACGAACGGTACGCGCCACTTTCCGTGCAGGGCGATGAAATGGAAACATTCCGCGTTTATGGGCGTGTGCGCTGGTTTGGGCGCGTTTTGTAGGCAGGCATATTGGCATAAGTGGAATTTTCATAAAAACACATTGTCACATTTGGAGGATTAATATGACGTCTCTTGCTGACAAAGCTGAACAGTTAGGGTTAGAAATTGAAGTGTTGGAAAAAAATGCGGCAAAAATTGCTGAAGCCTTTGCTTCTGCTGGCATGAACGGGACATCCTCTTCGAATATTGCTTCAGTTTATCGGGAAATGATAAAGGTTCAGATTGAGATCCATGAGGGATAAAAATAAGCTATACAATTCGCAAACTCGCAGTTTGTGAAAATGTAAGCCCCCGCAGTAGTCAGCGGGGGCTTTTTTTTAGTTAGTTCAGCCTCAGATTTTAGTATTTTTTTATTGTCTTCGTCTCTGGGGGTAAATTTTTTTTGTAAATTTAGTTTCTGTATTGCAACAAATGTCTTGACCACTCGTCTCTGTTTTGAGACACTGATTTTGCGAGACGGGGACGGTGGCGAAACAAGCCCACGGGCGAAAGTAGCCAGATGCCGGAACCGGGGAGCGCGGATTGAGCAGGATTCCAGAGGCCCGAACGACACACGGCCCATGCGGCACGGTGGATCAGTAGGAAACCGCGAGAGAAGCTCGGAAAAGGGGAACTGGCCCGGTGCGGAAGGGGCGTGGACGGAAAAGCGTGCTGAAAGTAAGGCCGCAGCGCACAAGCGCACCGGAGCGACGGTTAGGGTGAGCCGACCAACAAACCCTCATGGCTACGACGTAAAGAGCGGGCCGTGAAACAACCATTTTCGGCAAGTCCTGAAAATGGTATGCAAATAAGTTTAGATGGTTACAACAGAATCTTTTCCCCCTGCCAGCGACCATATTGCTACCATCAGCAAAAAGGTCGTTGGCGGTGATGGAGAGGTTGTTCAGCACGGTGGCGGAATAGGTAGACGCTAGTCATGGTTAAGGAGCGGGGATTGCGCGAGGTCGGTACGAAGAGAAGCCGAGTAAACAGCTCAACGCCGACAGCCCCGATAAACAACGATAATGTTAAATCCATAGTCCCCATCTGATGGGTGTCGGCTGACCGTTGATATCTCCATGTCGGGTGCAAATCCCGGCCCGTGCTGTTTTAAATTTTAGGAGGTGCATATGCGCTGGCAAGACAAGCTGACCAAAGAGGAGCGCAAGCACCTCAGAGAGCACAACATTTTTTCCGTAAGGAAATTTTCTGTACTTAGAAAGCTTCAGATTGGCCTTATGGAAAAATCAAGCGGCAATTGCGACATCCCGGCAGAGATCGCGCATGGGTGCATGGACTGCCGCAAGATTGCTGATAAGCTCGGTGTTTAAAGATTTGCGCCGCGTTCTGTGTCTATGTCGCGTCGCTGGGGCCGTTCCATCGGGGAGCGGCCTTTATTTTTATGGAGGTGGGACGATGACTGTTAGCGAGTTGATTGTGAAGCTTGAAGAACTTCCTCAGGGCTATGAAGTGACCATGAGTATTGGCAATAAGCGTACCGCCGTTGACGAAGTTGAAGAAGTAAAATTGTGCGAGGAGGTTGTTCTGTCATGACCGTCGGTGAACTGCGCAAGGACCTGGAAGGCGTGCCGGATGATGCGGAGGTAGAAATAATGTCGGAGAACCATGACGACTATGTGTACAACACAGTTTCTGCCGAGGCTGACGAAAACGGTAAAACATTTTACATCTTCACGGCCTAGGGAGGGCTTATGCGACTATCCGTTGTTGCCTTGGTTGCGGCTCTAGCCTTGGGGTGCAGTGATCCTGTGGGAAGCAGCAACTATACAGAAATAGAAGTGACTGCGCGATATGTCTTACCACGAGAAAGCATCTGGTTTTACGAATTCACCCCTGCATCTTCACCACATGTCACATGTATTGTGACTGCTGGAAATGCCAAGGGTATTTCATGTTTCCCAAAAGATCCTAAGTAGAACAGATGGTCCAACCCACCAACCCCGACATTCGCCGGGGTTTTTCATTACCCACAAACGGGAGGGCGCATGCAGCATATCCTGCCTGCCCTGATATCCCTTGTTGAAACGGCGAGGGTAGACTACACGCCAGCAACGACGGGAGAAACCGCCCCACATACGCCACATCAACCACCGATGGCGCAACCGATCGGCGCACGCTTCCAGAGCGTGTTTGCTAGTTGGTAGGGGCGAGAAATGATTGTTCTCAAACAAACCAACTGCGCAGCATGGTAGCTGCCAACACACAGGAGCATGGACATGAAATCCATCGTTCGCACCGAAAAACATTATATGATCTGACCACCGGCCCTGCGCCACCGGCCCTGCGCCACCAGCCTTAAGCGTCACATGCGTTCAATTGTGTTTGTCCAAACCTCAACAGCGTGAGGACGCCATGCGCCACAAGATGTTCGGCGTGTTCTGCCCGCCCGGTGGGTAAATCGGAGTCAATAATTCCTCCTTTTCCTGTGACGTGCCGGGAGCGCAGTTACAAAACGCTCCCGGCTTTTTCGTTGGGAATTGTGGGGATGGTGTGAGCGTGACGTGCCAGCGTGGGAGAACGGTAATCTCTTCCCTGACCGGGACAGATGCTGCGTTCGAGTCGCAGCCGCTGGGTAACTTGCAAGCGCACTCGCACCATCCATCCGCAAGGCTTAACTTTTGGGAATTGTGTTGGATGGTGGCGCGCGGAGCGGGCATCGCCCCTGCTGGCCACAGGCTAGATGGAATAGAGGTTCGGCACCTATCCACCATCCACCACAAGGCTTAACACGTTGGGAATTGTGGGCCGTGGGCAAAGTAGCACAACAGCGAGGGATTATACCTTTACGCCGCTACCCGGTTTGCCCACGGCATCCACAAGGCCCAAACAACTGAGCGTGGCGCAGCGGTAGCGCACCTGCCTTGGGCGCAGGGGGTCGCGGGTTCAATCCCCGCCGCTCAGACCAAATTTATAGAGAGGGTACGCCATGAGTAAGATCACAGAATCAGAAGCACGCCGTCAGCTCACCCTCGCGCAATACGAGGTTAGCCGACTCCACAACATCATGAACGAACTGCCCGAAGGCTGGCACGTCTTTACGGATGATGGAGAGTGGACAACCTGCCGCAGTCAGAAAGAGGCAGAAGCGCACGCCAAGGAATGCGCAGATCAGGGCATGCTTGCTGCCGTGGTACATATCGCGGCCAAATATCATCCCGAGCAGATCGAGGACATGGCGGCCTACAACGGTGTGACCCCCGGAATTGACTGCCCTGACAGCCTGCGGAGGGTCGCATGAACAGAGCAATCAGCCCTGCACATAGCTGGCCCGGTTGGAGCGGCGCGGTGATCGTCATTGGCCTGCTGATAATCTTTCAGAGCATGGAGGCGTGGTTATGTCCGTGAAGCAATTTCGTCTGGAGCTGCGTGAACGCCGCTTGTTAAAGCCTCTCAAGCTGACAACGCGGCTCGGCATCGTGCTGTGCTGGACGTGGGCAGAGTGGGGCCGCGAAGTTCTGGCGGCAAGGGGGGCAGCATGACCAGCGTAACCCGCACGGACATACGCACGGCATGCGCCCATGTTGACGTCTCCATGTCCCAGCGCCGCGACAAACAACGCCGCTACATGCGGGCCTACTACGCAGACACGCAGGCATGGTGCAAAGAGCGCGGCATATGCCAGCGGTGCCGTAATGAGCCTGCCGAGCCGGGCCGGTCACTGTGCTGGGCATGCCGCATGGACAACAATCAGCGCCGCAGTGGTGCGCAGCAAGCGCCGAGGAGGTAGCCATGTGCCGCCATGTCGCAGACTGCCCCACGGCGGGGCCGGGGTGTGCGCAGGCTGACCACTGCCCGGTGACGCCTGATGATAATTACGTTGGCCCCGTGAGAGGGACTTTTTTGTTTGGAGGGTACGATGTGCGAATTGAAGGATTTACAGAGTGCGGAAATTGGGGAGATCGCGGAGGCTCTTTCTATAGCCCAGGCGGAGATCAACCCGGCTGAAAAGAATGCCATCAACCCGCACCTCAAGAACAAGTATGCGAACATATCCGCGATATATGACGCGGTTCGCGAAGTTCTTCCAAAACATGGGCTATGTGTGGTGCAGACCATGTTGCCCACAGACGGGACACGCGCCCACGTTCGCACGATATTGGCCCACAAGTCTGGCCAGTGGTTTGCCAGCGAGTGCGTGATGCCCCTTGATCGGCAGGGTGGTGCACAGGGAATGGGGAGCGCAATTACCTACGCCCGCCGTTACAGCCTGTCTGCAATACTTGGCGTTGTCGCGGATGAAGACGATGACGGTAACAGTGCTCAGGGGAGAAACAACAAAGCTCAGATTGAAAAAGATCGTGCCGCTGCCAAGGCTAACAACCCAAGCCCGCCAAGCGACCCGCAAATGAAAATGTTTCAAACCCTTATGAATCAGAAGCATAAGGGCAACAGGCCAGCCATTCTTGACGACCTTTCATCGTATTTTGGGCGCAAGATTACCAGCTCAAACGAGCTTACCAAGAGTGAAATTTCTGAAATGATTGAAGTGCTGAATAAGAGCAGGGAGGCCGCATAATGGCAAGCCTTAACCGAGTGATGCTCATTGGGCGTCTGGGGCGTGACCCTGAATTGCGATACACGCAGTCCGGCACGCCTGTATGTACGCTTCAAGCGGCCACCGACGAATCCTACACTGACCGAGACGGCAACAAGGTCGAGCGCACAGAGTGGCATCGCATAACCTGCTTCCAAAAGCAGGCCGAAAACTGCGCGAACTACCTTGCCAAGGGAAGCCTTGTCTACGTCGAGGGCAGCCTGACAACGCGCAAGTGGCAAGACCAGCAGGGTCAAGACCGCTACACAACTGAGATCAAGGCCGAGCGCGTGCAGTTCCTTGACCGCAAGGGTGACAACCAGGGCGGCTCAGAGCAGCCGCAGCAGCAATCAAGGCAGCAGGCAGCACCGCGCGGTAATTCGCAACAGGCAAGGCCGTCCGAAGCATCCAACATGGATGATATACCGTTCTGATAAGGATATGAAATGCAACAAGAAATTATAGACACCACCGCACAGGCCGCTGTCCCCCAGGATGGCGGCCTTGCTCTTTTCGACCTCAAGGTTACGGCAACACCTTTGGTTATCACCTTTGACGTGGACGTCCTGAACGCCGCCGTGGATGCGGTGCTTAAACCATATGAAGGGCGTGTCGTCGGAGAAGGTGAGCTTGCAGGAATCAAGTCCGAAATGTCCGCGCTGAATAAGGTCAAAGACAAGCTTGAAGCGGCCCGCAAGGACATTGCCGGACAAATCAGCGCACCGGTCAGAGAATTTGAGGCGCAGGTGAAGGGCGCAGTCCAGCGCATCATTGACGGGCGCGGCAAACTCGATGCCCAAGTAAAGGCATTTGAGCAAAAACAGCGCGAATCGCGGAGAGCAAAAGTGCAGGCCATCATTGACGAAGTGCTGGAGCCTGCCAAGCTGGACGGCTTGGCAATCGATATTGACGAGCGATGGCTGAACAAGTCTGCAAAAGATAAGGACATCCGCGCCGAGGTTGAAAACATCGCCCTGCGTGAAAAGACCAGGCTTATGGAAGCAGAGCAGCTTGAACGCGCAAGGCAAGACCGCATTCTTCTGATCGAGCAGGCCGTGGAGAGTGCCGGGAAGCGTTACGGCTTTGATCTGCCCGTTGCCAAGTTCTCCCGCCTGTTCTCGCTGGAATGGGACACTAACAACGCGCTGGCGCAGGTCGATGAATGGTTTGCAGCCGAGGCTGAACGCCGCAAGCCCGTTGACCCTGCGCCGACGGTAGAGGCTGAACCCGTTGAACAGCCCATTCAGCAGGAAGCGCCACAGCCCGCAACGCAACCCGAACATAAGGCCGACATTACCCGCGTGCTGAATGTGCGCGTCAGCTACAGCGCCAGCCGCCATAACGATGTGATGCGGGCCATTGATGCCCTGCGTGAAATTGGCATTGTGACCTTTTCGCACGCCTAACCCCACCTCACCCCCCTGCCCAAGCGCCCGCGGTGTTTCTCTGCACTGCGGGCGCATAATTTTTATAACACTACGCATCTACAGGAGAATGCAATGCTTGAACTCAATGTTGCCACACTTTCACAGGGCGGAGCCGTAGAACGGTTTCAGGATGAACTTTCGCGGGTCATTGCCAACATCACCGACCCCAACACCCCGGCAAAGAAGACGCGCACGGTCACGCTGAAAATGACCATCAAGCCGAATGAGCAGCGCAACATGGCGGAAGTTCTGGTTGCCACGTCTTCGACCGTATGCCCAGCTAGCCCCATTGAAACCAGCATCTACATCGGGGCCAACCCCATGACTGGCGAAATTGGCGCTTCGGAAATGGCCAGCGGCGAAAACCCCATGCAGAACATTCTGCCCGGAGCTGAATCGTCCATGACCGGCAAGATCACAAAGTTTGCTACCAACAATTAACCGTTTGAAGGAAACGACATGCTGAAAGAACTCTACAATGCCATCCGTGGCGATGCCGCCCCCACCGTGATTAAAATCGGCGACCGCAACTACACCAGCAAGGCCGTTGTACCTGTGTCTACCCCGACGCCCGCAAAGCTCACTGTGTCCACACTCACCGGGCTTGTGGATTACCTCAAGTCCAACGTGGATGGTCTGGAATTGAGCAACCTGCTCTGCCATGTGGAGAGCCCGGCTAAGGTCACGCTCAATTCCAATTTGCTCGGCGACTTTGGCGACCGTGCCGCTTTCATTGCCGCAGAGCTTCAACAGTTGCAAATCCCGCTCAACAAATATCTGGATGCCGAGGCCTTCAACATCCTGCTGCAATCCTGCTTTGTGGAGCCTGACGACCCCATGAAGGCCACAGACCGCGGCCTTGTGTTGAAGTACACCGCCAACGTCAAGACGATGGTCGAAGGCGTTCAGGCTGATGATGGCGTGTCTCAGGCCGTGACCATCAAGAAGGGCATCGCCAGCGTTGAAAACGTGGTGATGCCCAACCCCGTCAAGCTCCGCCCGTTCCGCACCTTTGTCGAAGTGGAACAGCCCGAAAGCAAGTTCGTCTTCCGCGCCAGAAATAACGACGGCATGGAATTTATGCTGGTTGAAGCCGACGGCGGCGCATGGCGCGGCGAAGCCATGAAGAACATCAAGGCATTCCTTGAAGCGGCTGTGCCCGGCCTGAACGTGATCGCCTAGACCTCCCTTCACCCCATACGACCGCCTGCGCCTGAGAACGCAGGCGGGAATTGTGGAGTGACCAGAAAAATGTGCATAAGCGGCGATAATGCCGCAAATTTTAGCCATATATGAACAAATCACGGTAGCCAACCTCAACCCCTGCCCGTGGGGCCATACGCGGGCCGTAACTGCAAACATGCCGCCTTATGGCGGCTTTTTATTTTAGCGAGGTGGGTATGGGATATCGGTCGTTCCTTGAGGCAAAGCTGGCAGTATCAAAGCCGTCTGGATTTGCTGTGTCAGATGATGCCATTAGTCCCATGCTGAAGCCGCACCAGCGTGACATTACGCGTTGGGCGTTACTTGGCGGGAGGCGGGCAATATTCGCGGCTTTTGGCCTTGGGAAGTCCTTCATGCAGCTTGAGTGCATGCGCCAGATTGCCAAGCGCGAAGGCGGAAACCAGCTAATTATTGCCCCCCTGGGCGTGCGTCAGGAATTTAAAGCCGACGCCGCCAAGTTGAATTTGAGCATTACATTTATTCGCCGTGATGAAGAGCTTAAAGGTCCCGGCCTATACCTCACGAACTATGAGAGCGTGCGCGACGGTAGGTTGCACGTCGACCACTTCAACGCCGCCTCCCTCGATGAGGCTTCTGTGCTGCGGTCCTTTGGCAGCCTGACTTACCAGACGTTTCTCACGCTGTTTGAGAGCGTAAAATACCGTTTGGTGGCCACGGCTACCCCCAGCCCGAACCGCTACAAAGAGCTTATCCACTATGCGGGGTTTCTGGGCGTCATGGACACAGGCCAGGCTCTGACCCGTTTTTTCAAGCGGGATAGCACGCAGGCCAACAACCTCACGCTTTACCCTCACATGGAGCGCGAGTTCTGGTTGTGGGTAAGTTCTTGGGCCGTGTTCCTGCAGAAGCCGTCAGACCTCGGGTACTCCGATGATGGCTATGACCTGCCAGAGCTGCATGTGCACTATCACAAGGTCAGCACTGCCGCGGCGCATGCATGTGACAGGCGCGGACAGCTCCAGCTTGTGGACAACGCGGCCATGGATCTCCGGGCAGCTAGCCGCGTGAAGCGGAACAGCCTTCCGGCGCGCATAGATAAAATGCGGGCCATTCTCGACGCCAATTCTGGTGAGCATTGCATCATCTGGCATGACCAGGAGGCCGAGCGTCACGCCATTAAGGAGGCAGTTCCTAGCGTGGTCGACATCCACGGCAGCATGGATCTGGACGAGCGAGAAAACAGGGTCGTTGGCTTCTCCGACGGCGAGTTCCCGCTGTTCGCCAGCAAGCCAATTCTATCAGGTTCTGGCTGTAATTTTCAGCGTCATTGCCGCATGGCCATCTTCTTGGGCATTGGCTTCAAGTTCAACGACTTCATACAAGCCATCCACCGTATCTACCGCTTTTTGCAAGAGCGGGAATGCCATATTCATATCATTTACGCTGATGCCGAGGCCCAGGTTCTGGAAGCACTGCAAGCCAAGTGGGCGCGACATGAAGAAATGGTGCAAAAAATGAGCGAAATAATAAAGAAATACGGTCTGTCGGCCGCGCAGATGCAAGAAGAACTTCGCCGCTCAATCGGCGTTGAGCGCATTGAGGCGCGCGGTCAGCACTGGACGGCCGTTAATAACGATTGTGTCGAGGAAACCCGGCGCATGGCTGAAAACTCTGTTGGTCTGATCTGTACCAGCATCCCATTTGCCAACCATTACGAATACACGCCGTCGGTCAACGACTTCGGCCATACCGACAACAACGCACATTTCTGGGCGCAGATGGATTTTCTGACGCCGGAGCTTTTGCGCATCCTTCAGCCGGGCCGCATTTACGCATGCCACGTCAAGGACAGAATCCTGTTTGGCAACGTCACGGGCGCTGGCGCGCCGACTGTTAGCCCGTTCCATGCCGAGGCCATATTCCACAACCTGCGGCACGGGTTCGACTTCATGGGCATGGTTACGGTGGTGACGGACGTGGTACGGGAGAACAACCAAACGTACCGCCTCGGCTACACCGAGAACTGCAAGGACGGCACAAAGATGGGTGTTGGCAGCCCTGAATATGTGCTGCTGTTCCGCAAGCCGCAGAGCGATCGAGGACGCGGTTACGCCGATGTTCCGGTCAATAAGCCAAAGGACGATTACAGCCTTGCGCGCTGGCAGATCGACGCGCATGCGTTCTGGCGCAGTTCTGGTGATCGCCTCATGACCGCGGATGAAATGGCCACGCTGACGCCGGATGTTCTGGCCAGCTACTTCACTAGGGCAAGCCTGGAATCCATTTACGATTACGAAGAGCACGTCCACATCGGGGAGCGGCTACAGGCAAAGGGCGCGCTGCCCTCACAGTTCATGAGCTTAGCCCCCGGAAGCCATTCAGAATGGTGCTGGCATGATGTCGTGCGCATGCAGACCCTAAACGGAAAACAAGCGCAAAAGGGCTGGCAGATGCACGTTTGTCCCCTGCAGTTCGACATCGTCGACCGCATCATCAACCGGTACAGCAACCCCGGCGATCTCGTTTTTGACCCGTTCGGCGGGCTCATGACTGTGCCCTATCGTTCCGTGATGGCCGGGCGCAAGGGATACGGCTGTGAACTCAATGCCGGGTATTGGTCTGACGGCGTGAAATATCTGCGCGGGGCCGAACAGCAGGTGAGCATGCCGAGCCTTTTTGACCTATGTGAAATGAAAACTTCAAAAGCGGTTGGAGAATGATCATGCAACGAGAGCACGACGAGTTCCTTGACGGCTGGCTCACAGGCGATGCCCTGACAGCTTTGAAAACGGTGCGCGCCCGGGTTAATTCCGGCGTGGTCATTTCACCTGAGCTCGGCAAGGCAATCCTAAGAGCCATGGATATACTTGCAGGCGACCTGATTACGGCGGTTTCAGACAGGGAGCGGTATAATGCCGAGGCCCATCAGGTGAAACAGCCGAAACATACTGGCGCGATTATCTCAACGGCTTTGAAAAATAAGGAGCACCAGCCATGCCAGAAATAATGCCCTGCCCTGAATGCGGTGATGATGAATGCCTAATTGTCGTTCATGAATTGCCGTCAGAAGAATGGAGCGTGCATTGCGGCTGCGGGCATGCTGGGCGCTATTGTGCGTCAGAGGAAGATGCCATTAAGGCACACAATGCCCTGCCCCGCATGTCCACTATCATTGCCTGGCAGTTCCAGGCCGCAGGCGCGGCGCTTGCCCTGCAAAGGCTCATGGATGCCGCACACGCCATGCGCGAGGCACAGGCAGCCTACGAGCAATACGGATCTAACGAGGACAGCGTTACTGATGCCGAGGCAGTCTTTGACGGCCTGCTGGCAGATATGCGTCACGCTCTGGAGGCCCGCAATGGATAACCAGCAAAAAGAGCTCGCCCGCCAGCACACAAGAGCCGTGCTGGCCCTCACTACGCTGACCGGCCCGCTTGAGGTGCTTGAACCCGCAGTCATGCCCGGCAGCAAGTTTGCACAGCAGATGCAAAAGGTCATGCGCTGGCGCGACGAGTGCGCCAACGCCACCAAAACAAAGCGACTTTCAGCAGGCGCAAAGCGTGAACTTGACGCGGTGTGCATCAAGCTGGCGCCCTACATGCAAACCGAGCACATGAACCACGATGCCCGTTTGAGGCAATGGGCCGCCCTCGCATGGGTGGGCATACTCTATGTGCTTGGCGTCAAATGCACTTGTCCCGATTACGGCAAGAGCCAGCAGTGGGTATACCTCGACATGACCGCCTGGACGCTTGGGCAAATGCTCATGCAGATGGTTCCCGGCTGCGACGTGGACGGCACAGCCCTTTACATGCGGCTGCATGGCGAGGATTGGGACGCGCCAGAACTGCCGCAAATGATGGAGGCAGCAGCATGAACGCCATTGACCCCATAGGAATTATTGCCATTGGCATCGGCCTTGGCGGTTCTGGCCTCATGTTTTGGGCAGCATATAAACAGGGCGCCCTGGCGCGCCGGATAGATTTGTTCTGCGGGTGGGTCTTCGGGTTGTCGTGTGCGGCGACCGTAGGCCTCGTGCTGAATTTTGTGAAGTGATGAATGCGCCTCGGGCGTAGGGAGGATATATGCAACTTACCGCCGAACAGGTAGCTGAACGCTTGAGCCGGACGGTCAAATGGGTTTACAGACATAAGCATGCGCTTGGGGCGGTTCGCGTGCCTGGCTCGCGTCTGCTCTCGTTCCCTGAAAATGTCATAGAGAAAATAGAGAAAGGAGAATTATATGCCGTACCCTCTCAAATCAGGAAAGTGGAGGGCGGAAAGGCAGATAGACGGCAAGCGATACTCCAAAGTCTGCGCAACCAAAAGGGAAGCTCTGGACTGGGAAAGCGCGGTGAAAAAGGCAGTTCTGGCCCAGCCGGAAGTAAAAACTCCAACCGTCACGGCCTTGGAATGGTTGAATCAGTTCCTGGACTTTTCCAGTGAGCGCCATTCCAAAATCTGCTACCAGCAACGGACGCGCTCGGCGCGTCTTTTTTTGTCCGCAGTTTCAGGCGAAACGGACGTTGAGGATATTACCCCTCATATTGTCCTTGAAGCCATGAGGTACGCCGCACAGCGCATGAGCAATGCGGCGTCTAATGCGATTAGAAAAAACTTGGGCGCCGCGTGGGCCTGGGGAATCAAGTATCTGAGCCTTCCTGTGCAAAACCCATTTCGTGTTGTTGAACCGTTTCCTGTTGACCAGTCCCCAAGGAGGGTTCCAACTGAGGCAGAGTTCAACCTTGTTCTGGACGTTGCACAACCAAGGGACAGACTCTTTTTGCAAGCCTGCCTCCACACGGCGGCGCGCAAAAGTGAGCTGTTCAGGCTCAAATGGTCAGATGTGGACTTTGAGCGTGGGGTGGTCATGCTTGGCACCCGCAAAAGAAAAGGCGGCGGAATGGAGTATGACCCTGTGCCCATGACTAGCACGCTACGGGCGTTATTGCTGGAACAGCGCAAGGAGGGGTGGAATAAGGAATATGTGTTTTGTCACTGCAACGGCAAGCCGTACACGAACAGGATCAGGCTCACCAAGAGATTGTGCGTAAAGGCTGAGGTAGGACACTTTTGCCTGCACGCAATTCGCCATCTGACGGCAACCCTTCTGGCTAAAGAAGGTGTGCCGATGAAGGATATCCAAGCCATCTTGCGTCACAAGAGGCTTGCTACAACTGAGAATTATATAGCACGGATGATGCCGCGTGAAAACGTCCTCGAAGGCGTCCTCGTAAAACGAGAAAGGCCCGAAACGTTACAGCGTTTCGAGCCTGAAAAATCAGAAGTCCCACACGGAGGCCCACAATTTGAAACGCCTTCCGTAAAACTTCAATAATATCAATGGTGCCGAGGGCGGGACTCGAACCCGCACGAGAATCCTCACTACCCCCTCAAGATAGCGTGTCTACCAGTTCCACCACCTCGGCGCGAGAAGATGTACTACGGCAAACTGAAATACTTGGCAAGCTTTTTTTTCAAAAATTTATCAAGACTTGCGCTTGAAGGTTGATACAGGTAGATTTTTTCGTTCATGAGAGGTGAGTATGGACGAGATAGTACAAAAGTTTTTGCGCGGCACAGGGCCTGTGCTGTGCGTGGATATAGGCAGCGGCACGCAGGATGCCCTTTTGGCCCGCCCAGGCCTTGAGTGCGAGAACTGGCCGCGCTTTGTTTTGCCAGCTCCAGCGCGGCTCGTTGCGCAGCGCATCCGCGAGCTGACCCTGCTCAAGCGTAATATATGGCTTTACGGCGCCAACATGGGCGGTGGCTTTACCCAGGCCATCAAGGAACACCTTGCAGCGGGCCTTTCTGTCAGCGCAACCGCAGCGGCCACGCGCGGTATTCATGATAATGAAGAAGTCGTGCGCAAAATCGGCGTGGAAGTGCGTTCCAGCTGCCCCGAGGGCAGCGTGCCGGTTTTTCTCACCGATTATTCGCCGGAATTCTGGGGGGGCTTGTTGCGTCATGCCGGGCTGCCCCTGCCGCATCTGGTACTGACCGCTGCGCAGGATCACGGCTTTCATACCCACGGCAACCGTCAGGCGCGCATGCGCGCATGGACGGAACTGCTGGGCGCATCTTCTGATCCCAGGCGCTGGATATACGAAACACCGCCGCCATCGCTGACGCGCCTTGTACCCCTGCACGATAAAACAGGCGGCCCGGTTGCAGACACCGGGGCCAGTGCGCTGCTTGGCGCATTGTGCGACAAGGAAGTGATGGACCGCAGTTATCGGCAGGGCATCACGGTCATCAACGTGGGCAACGGGCATACCGTGGCTGCGCTGGTATATAAGGGGCAGGTGCGCGGAATTTTCGAGCACCACACCGGCATGCGCACTCTGGAGCAGTTGCTGGGCGATCTTGAACAGTTCCGCAAGCACTGGCTGCCCACAGAAGAGGTGCAGGCTTCCGGCGGGCACGGCACGGCTTTTGGCCCTTATTGTGAAGAAGCCGGCGGTTACGAGCCAACCTACATCACCGGGCCAAAGCGCGCACTGCTGCAAGGGCAGGGGCGTTTTCTGGCCCCGCATGGCGATATGATGATCGCCGGATGTTTCGGCCTTATCTGGGGATGGGCGCACACCCGGGCCGGAGAGTAGCTTTTTGTTCCCGCCATGGCGGGTGAATACGCATTATAAGCTGGCGCGCCTCGGGGGCGTTGCGGCATGAAGCTGAGGAGGCGGCATGGAATTCTTTGATGAGGCGGAGTGTTGGAGCAGGGATCAGATTGAGCAGGCTCAGCTTTCGAGGCTGAGAAGCACAGTGGCCCAGACGCGCAAGTGCGATTTTTATCGTCAGCGCCTGGACGAAGCGGGCGTTGGCCCGGATTCCATCCGCAGTCTGGATGATCTGCGGCGCATCCCCTTTACCACAAAGCAGGATCTGCGTTCGCAGTACCCCACCGGGCTTTTGTGCGTGCCGCAGTCCGAGATAGTGCGCATGCACTGTTCCAGCGGCACCACCGGTTCGCCCGTGGCCATCTGCCACACGCAGAACGACATCAATTCCTGGGCCGACCTCATGGCGCGCAGCATCCACATGGTTGGCGTGCGCCGGGACGACGTTTTTCAGAATATGTCCGGCTACGGGCTGTTCACGGGCGGTCTTGGCATCCATTTTGGCGCGGAGCGCCTGGGCTGCATGACCATCCCCGCCGGGGCTGGCAACTCGCGCCGCCAGATCAAGCTCGCCAAGGATTTCCGCACTACGGTGGCCCACATTCTGCCCTCATACGCCCTCATTCTGGGTGAGCACCTGCGCAATATGGGTGAAGACCCGCGCCAGTTCCCCTTGCGCATCGCCCTTGTGGGTGCGGAGCCGTATACCGAAGAATTCCGCCGCCGCATCGAAGACCTTTTTGACATGAAGGCCTACAACTCCTACGGGCTGTCTGAAATGAACGGCCCCGGCGTGGGCTTTGAGTGCCTGCATCAGGCGGGAATGCACCTGTGGGAAGACGCCTATATCCCTGAAATCGTCGATCCTGAAACTGGTGAGCCCATGCCCGAGGGCGAAGTGGGCGAACTTGTCATGACCTGCCTGTGCCGCCAGGGCATGCCCATCCTGCGTTACCGCACGCGCGACCTTACGCGCTTTTTGCCGGGCGAATGCG